TTTATTCTTTTTACAAAATTCCCAAATTAAATTTGTTCCTCTTAAAATACCAAAAAAACAAATAGCGTCGATATCTTTCTTTGACGATATCTCGTTGGTTGGAATTATTAAGGAATCTTTTATTCCTTTATGAAAAAATTCAATATACTTTTCAGTAACTTTCCGGTTGGTATTGCTCAAGTAAATCATTGATTTATTTTTTCTAACACATCTTTTACATTTATTCTAATATTTCCGTCGTTTCTCAAACGTTTTATATTAGAAGGTTTTTTGTCAAAATTAAGTTTAACTAATTCACCTAATATTACTTTATGCTTCAAATGTAAGCAATAACTTAATACTGGATAAACTTTTTTTGTTATCTGTTCTGGAACACTTAATTCGTATACTTTGGTTCCGGGTTGACACCATAAAAGATTTGCCAAACCGGCACCGTGTGTGCTCATTACGTGTGAAGCCTCTGCGAATACTTTCATCTGTTCTTTGATAGTTAATTTTGATAAGGTCACTATTTCCCATCCTTTCAAGAACATGAACAACTCCTCGGAATTTGTCAATTTTCTAATAACTGCATCATCTCTCGATATAAAAATTTTTCTGTTGTTAGCACCACTTTTAATTTGTATATTTTTTCTAATCCAGGTCGCCATGTCGGGCACAAGTATGCCGTCTTTGTGATTGCTCATTGTTGGTACTATCAAATGTTTAAATTTCCAAACTGATTGTTTAGGCATCACATGATATTTTATATTGGGAAAAATTTCTTTTACAACACGATTAAAATACTTGCTTTCATTACTTAAAATGAAAACAAAATCTTTTAAGGGTTTGTTACAAACATTTAACACCAATCTAAATTTAGATACAACATCTATCCAGATGTGCCATGGATTTTCTGAACTGGGTTCGTCGATGGGCAACCACACATAGGTTTGCTCTTCGTTGAAAACTTTTGAGACCGACGGAAGATCTATATCAACATTGTCTCCCCATTTTGTCCATAAATTATGTGATTTATTTGGTTTGTTCCTTACTTTATCCAATAAAGGCCATACATGATTTGTGATCAGATGGTTATCATTTGTAATCAAAAAAGGCAAACTATGTACAACACAGTCATTGAACGACCCCACAAATGTTGGATTTGAAACAAACTCTGTTTGTGGTGCTTGTTCGTGATAGTTTACCGAGTAACTTATTGCCGAGTCGTATTTTTGAAATCGTTCTTCAAAATACTTTATGCTGGTAATATTTTTATAAATCATTGTATTTCTGTTAATTATACTATAAAATATACAAATGTCCAAGATAATATTTTTAATAAAAGATTAAATTAATGTTAACAATTTACGCACCGTTTAGTAATCCCAAGAGTAAGGCGTGGGAAGTCTTTAACGGTGTTAAAAAAACATGGCCAACAAAGGTATTTGTGGCCGATAACAGCGTCGAGCAATCTCCTGATACTCCGTGTATGTTTTGGGGATTGGTAAATCATAATCTTGACATGATCAAATACCTAAAAATGTATGGCAAACAAGATTGGTGGTATACAGATGCACCATACTTTGGAAGATTTAATAATAAGAATTTAAAACCAGATAATCATTGGTGGAGGATTTCAAAAAACGGAATACACGTTCCTTTGATTGAAGGTTGTCCTTCGGATCGTTTTAAAAAATTTGACGTTAAGATAAATGACATTAGAAAAAAAGGCGAGCACATACTGATATGTCCGAGCAGTTATAATATGCAAAATTGTTTTGGTGAAAATAATTGGCATGTTAATACTATGCACGAACTTAGTCAGTATACAGACCGTCCGCTTAAATGGAGAGAAAAACCTAGAGGTAGAGGAACCAGTGGTCCGAGTGAAGCAGATGTGCCATTGTCCGAGGATCTTAAAAATGCTTGGGCAGTTGTGACTAGTGTAAGCACAGTTGCCGTTGAAGCAATAGCGATGGGTATACCGGTTTTTTGTCATCCTAGTAGTTTTGCGGCACCGATTACTAATACGAATTTAGCAGATATCGAAAATCCCAACTGGCAAGACCCTACGGACTGGTTCAACAGTCTTTGTTATCAACAGTTCACTCCGGAAGAATTTGACAATGGTGTTGCAGTAAAGATTTTACAGGATCTTAAAATATTATGAAGATAGAGAAAGTTAATAATTTATGGGTACCATCTAATGATATACATATCGAGCAATGGAAAAACGGACAACCTTTCACACAAAATAAATGTTTGAATAGTTTTATTGAATGGTGCAAGTCTCAACATCAAACTTTTAGAACTGTGTTAGACATCGGAGCATGGTGTGGAACGTGGTCAATAGCAATAGCCAAATATAGTCAGCGGGTTCATGCTTTCGAACCAGATAAAACTCATTTTACTTGTTTGACCAGAAACGTTGCTCCATATGTAAATGTTGATCCAAAAATGATTGCGTTAGGTGATAGTAATGACATGGTATCTCTATCTAATGATGATTTTACACAAGCCAAAAGAATAATCGAAAATGGTAATATACAACTACAAACAATTGACGATTTTAATTTTGATAATGTTGATTTGATCAAAATTGATGTGGAAGGCTTTGAAATGAAAGTTTTAAAAGGTGGTGAAAAAACTTTAAAAAAATGTAAATTTTTAATGATAGAATTGAATAATAATTCTAAAAAATATCAATCGAGTAATATTGAGATTGAAAAATATCTAGAAGATCTAGGATTTAGAACACTAATTAATATTTGGCCGGATAAGGTATTTGTAAATAATCGTATATGAAAATTTTTATAACTGGAGTTGCAGGATTCCTTGGATCTCATTTAGCAGACCTGATGTTATCAAACGGACACACTGTTGCTGGTAATGATAACATGATTGGTGGGTATGTTGATAATGTACCACAAGATGTGGAGTTTCATCAAATAGATTGTTGCGATTTAGAAAATTTGACTAAAGCAATGAAAGACTGCGATATTGTCTATCATACAGCGGCCACGGCATACGAAGGTCTATCGGTATTTTCTCCAGTTTTAGTTACTAGAAATATTTTTGAAGCCTCTGTAACTACAATTACTGCGGCTATTAGAAATAATGTCAAAAGGATTGTATATTGCTCGAGTATGGCAAGATATGGACATCATGACGAATTACCTTATAAAGAAACTTACGAATGTCGACCACAAGATCCATATGGTATTGCAAAAAAAGCCGGTGAAGACGTTTTAAAAAATCTATGTGAAACACACGGTGTGGAATATGTTATTGCTGTGCCTCATAATATTGTAGGACCTCGACAGAAATATGATGATCCTTTTAGAAATGTAATGAGTATAATGTTGAACAGGATGTTGCAAGGTAAACAGCCGATCATATACGGAGATGGCGAACAGAAAAGATGTTTTAGTTATATCGACGATTGTTTGTATTGTTTAAATGCATTGGCATTTAATGATAATGTAGTAGGTGAAGTAGTTAACATAGGACCCGACGAAGAACCTGTTACCATAAATCAATTGGCAGAAGCGTGTGCCAATGAAACAGGTGTAAATCTAAATCCTATACATCATAAAGATAGACCAAAAGAAGTAAAATTAGCAACGTGTTCTTCTGACAAGGCTAGAACACTCCTAGGATATAAAACAACAACAAATATGAGACAGTCTGTTAAAAAAACAGCAGAATATATCAGATCTAGAGGAACAAAAAAATTTCAATATCATTTACCTTTAGAAATTATTAATGAACACACACCCGATACTTGGAAAAATAAATTAATATGATTTCGTTTTGTTGTCCTTCTAGAGGAAGACCCGAATTAGCCAAACGTTTAATTGATACAGCAACGGCTAATCAAAAAAACGAAACTGAATTTCTTTTTTATTTAAATGATGATGATGAAAAGTTAGAGCATTATCGTGATATCATTGATGAAAAACACTATACGATAGGTCCCAACCAATCAACGTGTTACAGTTGGAATTTGATGTGTGAAAAAGCAACCAACGACATTGTGATGCTCATGGGAGACGATGTACAAGTTAAAACTAAAGACTGGGATCAATTAATAATAGAACAATTTAATAATTTTGATGATAAAATTTTAATGGTCGTACCAAACGATGGCAGGAATAAAGGAACAAAACAATTAAGTAATGAAACACAATTATGGGGAGACGAACCTTTGCCAGCGGCACATTTTGCTGTTCATAAAAATTGGACAAACACATTAGGGTATCTTGCTCCTGTTTATTTTTGGCATTGGCATGTCGATTCCTACACTCAAAAAGTTGCACGTAAGTTAAACAGATGTCTCTATTTGCCGACAGTTGAATTCAAAGCAAAAAAAATATTGGATGACAATGCAGGACAGCAAATAAGAAAAAATTTCAATATATCCAACAGAGATCAATATGTTTGGGAAAAAGTGAGATCACGACATCTAGAAAATGATGTGATTGCTCTACAAAAATTTATTGAAGATTTTAATTTGAAAAAAGATTTATAACTTCTTTCTTCCATACATCGGCATATTCACATTCTCGATAACCATCAAACCATGGCCCGCCTTCTGTGTAATGTAATATTTTTGGTTTGCCGTCTTCGGGTTCTTTGTACCAACCAACTAACCAGTTGTAATGATGTGGTAAAGAGCCTATTTCTGAATCTTCCAACCAACTAAATCTGTGTAAGAATTTTGGAGTTTGTTCGTTTAAAAAATCTGTGGTTAGTATTTTATTTTTTGGATGACCACAATTCCATAATACCATAGAACTCCAATTTTTTCTAGGATACACTGTTTGTAACTGTCCATCCATTTTTGTTGTTTCTTTTGGTTGGTAATCGTGTTGTACGCACACTACCGCTTTTGAATCATCGCAGTATTGTTCTAGTTCTTTTGTAGATACACGCCATACAAAATCACAGTCACAAAATACTGCCCAACCCTTGTAATCGTTTAAGTAAGGTACAAAAAATCTTGTAAATGTAAATTCTGTAGAGGCAAGTTTATCTTTTTCTCTGGTGTAAATTCCTTGTGCTCTCATCTCATTTTGTTTAAGAGGAATTACTTCTGCCAAAGAATCTCTTCTTTTAATGGAATGCTCACATACCTGATATGCTATATCTTCTCGAGAATCCCAACCCACATATACTTTTAAACTCATACTATTATATATCTAAATAAGGATAGACTTCTTTCCAATTTGTGTTTCTTCTACGATCTAATTGATCTAAAAAATATTTTAATTCTTGTATTAACTTTTTATTTTGTTCATCTGGTAAAGAGTTTAAACAACCTGCCATATATTTTTTGGCATTTTTATTATTTTCATTATCTTCTGGCATGATATCTAATATTTTTTTGATATCGTTTTCCCAAAATTTTTTCCCAAAAATTTTAGGATGCATCCATTCTCTTCCATCAACAAATGTAATTTCTTGATTTATAGTTCTTATTTTTCTATATTTTTGTATTATATTAATTAAATCCGGAATAGTACGCATGGTTAAAGCAGTAATGACTTGATTGGTATTCAAAAAAATCCATTTTTGATTGACCGTATATTGGAATAGTTTTTCCCAATGATCCAACTTCAAACCAAATCTAGCGAGCTCGGCTTCCTTGCCCCAACCATCTATGCTGACAGTGAGATCAAATCTACCAATGTTTCTATCTATGCAAAGTTTTTTGATTTGCTCTATATAGTTTTTGTAAGTATTTTCTTTAACCATTAAATTAGAAACAATATTAAGTTCTAGGTTTGGATTTTTCAGTGACGATAATGTATCAATTACTTCTTGTAGTTCTGATTGATAAAAAGTTTCCCCACCCAGTAAATGTAGTCTAGTTAATTTACTACCGTTTCTTTTAATCCAATCCATGGATTTTTCAAAAAGTTGTCGATGTTCGGGCACACTTTCACTGAAAGTATATCCAGAAAATTCATTTCCGTTTGTGTCTTTAAGTGGACCAAATTTTTTTGATTCAATATTCCATTGTGTACTGTTTCTTGTATTACAATAAGTGCATTTAAGATTACACGTTTTATTTAGAAAAATTTCTAAAACCTTTGGAGTTATTTTGGTAAGTGTGGTATCATTTTCTAATTCTTCCGGAACTTGGTTAGGTATGTTTAAATGATGCTGTCTATCACTCAACCCTCCGGAGTCCTCAATATCTTTACAGTATGTGCAATGTCCCGAACCACCGTTTTCTTTTGTGGGCCATTTACCTTGTAACATAATTTCGCGTTCTTTTATCTTGTGTGGCAAGTTATGAAAATTATCAAAATTGTCTTTGTCCAAAGGTACTTTGAGACATCTGTGACAACTACTGGTCGTTCCTTCGGTCAAAATAATTGTAGACCAATTCCACTTGAGTTGGCAAGCCGTTTTTGTTTTTATTGGGAAATATTTTTTTTCTTTTTCAAACATTATTACTAGAGTTTATTTTCATTTATTGATAATTTGATAAATGTGTTTCCAATTATTTACTCTAGTGATCTTTTTGTCATAAAATTTTTGATTATATGTATGATTATAGATCAACGGTCTTAATCCAAATTCTAATCCTTTTTTTGCGTTAGACCATTTATCTTCTATCCACCATAAATTCGTTCCATGAAATTCGGCCAAGGCCGCATCTTTGTGAGACCCTGTGTCTAATATAATAAAATTTTCAAACACAGTACCGCCAAATAATTCTTTCAGTCTTTTTTTCCTTAATTCTTGTGCAGGTATATCGGTAGTTTGTGATGTTATTGGTATAAATGTCCAACCTTCGGCGTGCAATAGTTTTACCCAAGTTTGTGAATCGGGCATGGGCTCTTGTATTGACATCCATGCAGATTTATTAAATTCTTCAATGAGTGATTCCTTTAGTTCTTTTTTTATTCCATATCTTTCAATCATGGAATACTTTTTTTCAGCACCTTTTCTTAGTGTGAATCCCCTGGACATCATCCATTGTCTAAAATGTTTTTCCCATTCGAGAAGAACACCGTCAACATCGGTTAATATAATTTTATTTGATTGATGCATCTTCCATACCAGCGACTCTAAGTTTGACAATGTTAGTAAGTTGCCATTGTTTTTGGTCTAGACCTTTAACTAAACCCAGCCACTTGTTTCTGATTAATGCAAATTCATTTACAATTTTTTCCATGTCGACCACATCTGCTTCTCCGTCGACATACTTTTCTACGTCTCTAGATGATAATGCTCTTTGATAGTTTTCTAAGAATTTTTTAAATACAGTTGATCGTAATCTTCTTTTTTCGATATTAAGATATTCTAGAATAGCCTCGATTTCCTGCAATTGATTAAATCGGTGTTCAACTTGTCCCGGCATTGCGGCACTATTTTTTTCAAGATTGCCCCATATACCTATTTCTTTTTTTGCTAAAGTTAATTCATTATTAAAGTACAGTATGCATTCGGGTATTTTACTAATATCTTGACTTATTTTTGAATACCAACTCATTCTTCCTCAAAATAGTTGTCTTCTTCGTCGATTTCTTCGTCGAGCACAGTTTCTATTGCTTGTTGCAATTTTTCATCATATTCACCTGCGGCTTTAATGACTTTAGAATCTATATCCATATCAACTAATGTTTTAACATAATCGATAGCACAATCTAATTTAACTCTTTCAGGCAAGTAATTACTAATTGCTATCCAAATTTCTTCAATCTGATTTGCTGTCATCTGATTTTCCATCTTTTTTTAGACCCTTTTTAGTTTCGGTTTCGGTTTCTTTATCTATTATGTTATGAAAATCTTTCATAACTATATCTAATTTATCACCAGTCCAGTTTTTTCTAAACTCTATGATTTCCTTACCGTTGGAGTCTACGTATTTCAAACGATTTCCTGTTTGTTTCAATAAACCTTTTTTCTCAAATAGATCTACTAAACCAGAATACGGATCCATTCCTGTGTCGTATGGAATTTTGACTTGTACAGATTCAAATGGCTTGGCATATCTTGTTTTCATAACTTTACAAGCCGCTCTTATACCTCTAACATCAGACACCTTATTGCCATCTTCATCTTCTTTGAGTTTTAATTTCTTCATTGCAACAACAATACTTGACGCATAGATAAATCCTTGTCCGCCTGATATCTTATCATCTGGATCAAACATATCTTGTGATGCATATGTGTGATTGGTTGCAATCAGTCCTACGTTCCAACTTCCGAACATATTAACTGTATTTCTAACAAGTGCTGTGAGGGCCTTGGGTTTTCTACCAAGATCACCTTTCATTTCGCCTGCTTCGAACTGATTTACATCTGTTGGTGTTAATAACATACCTAAAGAATCAATTACAAATAAAATCTTAGGTGCATTTTCTTTATTGTCTGCGTGTTCTTCTCTATATCCCTTCATGAACTCTGATATAGTTTTAGCCACATCATCGATCATAGATAAAGATAATTTTAATAATTTTTCTTCGGAAGTATCTACACCGAGTGCTTTAAGCCATGCCTCATCTAATGCATTCTCCGAATCAATCAGTATAACAAAGATACCTTGTTCCTGAGCATTTTTAATAATGTTTCCAGATGCAATATAAGATTTACCTGCTCCGGATTCACCTGCCAATACTGACACTTTTCCTAACGGTATACCTTTATTGAAGTCTCCGGATATAAGATAATTTAATGCAAAATTACCTGTTGAGATCCAATCTGTTGGATCACTAAATCCTAAACCCAGTCCCTGAATTGATTTTGTTATACTTTTTCTAAATTTTGTTATATCAAATGGTTTTGTCATGTGTGTCCTATAATATTATCCAAACAATGATAGCAACTATAACAATCCATGCAGGAATTTGTTGATATAGTAACCAATCAACTGCTTTTTTAATTTTTCTTTTTATATCCATAGTATTATATTACTACCGATCGGCTCCAGTGTCAATACGATAACTGAACTGAAGCCAATGGTAATTTATGTTTACTTTGCTTGTCTTGATCTAATAAGTTTTAGAATGTCTTCAGCTCGTTTGGCACTATCACCATTTGATGGTGTTGTAGATACACTCGGTGTTGTAGATTCTTCACTTATTGGTTTTTCAACCGGTTCAACAGTACTAGTAACATTTTCTGTTACTGTTTTAGTTTCTGTTACTGGACTAGACCCATTTGATGTAGCCGTATATGCCACGCCTGCAGGTCTATAATATTGTCCGTATTTTTCCAGATCATAAGCCTCACCTTCTACAGATTTTTCAAATAATTCTTTAATTATTTTTACTTCTGCTTCGGTTGGCTCTTTTGGTCTAAAGTCATTAAGATTATGCAACCCGAAATTTTCAATTGCAGATCTTTCTGCTTCATCGAGTGCTCTTTCTTTTCTTGACCATTTAGAAGTAGAGTAATCAGCGTAACCACCTTTAGAAGTTTTAGTTATTCTAAAGTCCACTCCTCTCACAGAATCAGTTGGTAATTCTTCCATTTCTGGATCCATCAATGCTGATTTTATGATATTAAAGATTTGTGGTCCAATTATAAATCTTCTAATTGGATTTTCTGGTGTTGAATCTTCGGACAATGGGTTTTGTACTACAAAACCTTGGAAGATATAACTTTTCTTCTTCCAGTATTTTCTACCCATGTCTTCCATGGATTTGTCTTTGAACCATGGTCTAACTTCGGTTAGTACCGGACAAGTTTTACCGTACATTTCCATACACGGAACTTGTACTTGTACAGGTCTAGAATCTGCCTGTCCTTTGATACCCGCGAAAGGCAATTTGATCATTGCTCTCTCACTCCAAAAGAAAGTGTTGTTTGGATCTTTATCTGGTAAAAATCTTACTACCGATTCTTGTCCTTCTTGTATGTTCCAGTGTGGGTAAATGGCGTTGTCTCCGCCAGTTGATGTTGAAGAACGATTAACTTCTTGAGATTTTAGTTTCGCTCTTATTTCTGCTAGTGTTGCCATAATATAAGCCTCCTTTGTTGTTTGCCTATGTTTGTTTTTATATTGCCTAAATGTATATTAGACTTAACGTATAATATACGCAGTTATTTATGAAAAGTCAAGAAAATTATTTAGAAATTATTTGGTAAATTAAAAAAATTTAGATACCGGCTAATTTTTTAATACTATCAAGTTCTGTGGATTCTTTTTTGGCATCAGAGGCCGCTTTCTTCATGGGCTCTGTTTTGTTACCATCTTTGTCCAGATCTAAGAAATCTGGTTTTGCTTCTGCTAATTCTTCTTCGTTAAAAAATTCTTCTAGTTTTAATCCTGCCAATTCAACAGCATCTTTTAACGTGTACTCTTTGTCGCCTACTTTAAACTTATCTCCTGCTTTCATGCCCGCCGCTTTGGCTTTTTGAACTGCTAGAGCAAATTCGTTGCCTTCTGTAGTGTTGACATCATCTGCCATGGACATCGCTCTTTCATCGTAGTCTTGTCTTACCCAGTTGATATAAGCACTAGATGATTCTAAGTCTGCCATTTGATCATCAGTTAAATCTGTGCCATCAATAAATTTAGCAGAATTGATCGGAGCAATAACATCACTGTAATCTTGCATGTCGTATTCAATGCTTTCTGAATCAACTTCTTTGCCGTCTATGATCATTGGTTCGTCATTTTCGTTTACTGCTTCTTCGGCTCTGCCTGCTAATTTATTAAAGTTGCTACTTAAATATTTTCTTGCGGAATCGTAGTCAGCACTTTTAAAAGCAGATTCGCCGTCCTTGTCTAGAACATCATAAACCATTTTTCCGTCATCGCCCGAGTACATACTGACATATGGTTTTTGTTCTGTTATATTATCTGCCCATGATTCAAACTGTGCTTCAATGTTTTCTTTTGCTTTACCTTGTCTATCTTTTTTTGGATTGCCAAATTCGGCTGGTTCCATTCTGACTTGATTTTGATATTCTGGATCACCTTGCATTTTTTTGTAATCGTCAACATATCTTTTTGCCAATTGGAATGCAATTTTTTTATTTCTTATATAGTCTTTTGATGGTTTAAAAAATGGTTCACCTTCCTGAGAAATTTCATCAGCAACGTGTGATGCAAAGTTTGCCACTCTATCTTGTTCTGGTGTTTTAGTTAACATTCTAGATGCAATGTCACTTAAGATAGAACCTAACATTGTGTTTTTATTTGTAAATTTTGTTCTTTTTAACATAGCGTCAGCAGTATCATCTTTTCTTAATACCAATTTATTTTCTGGATCAGCAAGATATTGTTGTACCATCGGTGCCGCATCAACTGGTGCAGGAATTTCAGCATCTTTGTCTGATAGTGGTTTGTCCATTTCCGGGTCTGCTATCTCGTCATCGTACTCTTTCATTATGCTGTGAATTAATGGAAGTGCAGATTCAACTCTGTCGTCCATGTGTTTCAATGTAAATTTTTCTCTTAATGCTGATTTGGTTTCATCGTCTAACTCTGATATTTCTGCAGGTTGAAAAGTTTCTTTTACTGATTCATAATTTTTTTGTTTTGCTAATCCTTTAATATATTTTCTCATAGTTTCTAATTTCATTTTTGCTTTTTCGATGATATCACCTGCAGAATCGTTCAATTGATCTTTGTTTGCCGTATATCTAGAAAATGAATTTAATTGTGCTATTTGTTCGCTTACACCCACTATGTGTTGTCCAAAGTCGTCATGTGGTTTTCCGCCGTTGGCTACATGACGTGCCATTGCTCTGGCACCTGCTAAATGTATGATTGGATACTTAAATCTTTCGCCGTCTTCGTTTTCAATGTATAAACTATTAATATTTCTTGTTCTATCTCCGGGTATGTTCTCGTCTACTGTTTTTGAGTGTCGGATGATTAATCTTGTTTTGTCCAAATTTTCGAATGAGCTTTTTTTTGTGCCTGTTAAGCCTTCGCTTATTCCTGCTAATTTTGTAATTCTGTTTAGTTCTTCTGACATACCGTCTGTATTTACCGTTTGAGTCGTGTCTGCTATATTCTTATAATCTTGCTTTGTGAGGTTACTTTTGGTAATATCTCGCACATCAAACGTTATTTGATGCTGTACAGCAAAGTCTTTTAACTCTTTTAAAAATGCATACCATTCGTCTCTTTGTGTTTCGTCAATTTTGTCAATAAGTTCTCTATTATAAAACACTTTCATGTTTTCTCCATCTGCGATGCTTACTGAAACTCTACCAAAATTATCAGAATCTTCGGAAAATTCAAAGTCAAAAAACACTGCTTCGTTGGTATCTGCTGTAACTTCTCCGTTAGCATTACCGAGCTGTATGTTAGAAAATTTACTTCTAATCTTATTGAATAGGTCGTTTGATGTTTTTGATGAAATCATACTGTATTTATTCGTTTTGCAAATTTAAAAATAGAACCGTGATTCGGTCTTTGCTTGGTCTTAACAACTAGATCAAACCCAGATCTAAACGCAGTGTCTATTATTTCTTTTTCCTCTATACCCCTATCAATAGGCACAGTTCCGTCTAATACCGGTACTCTGATATAAAATTGATCTGTGCAAGAACGAAACATTCTTTCTAATGCGGGAATTCTTGCATTGGCTTGTCGTATCTTGTGATACACTCCTAAACATAGTACTTTATTATATGTTTGATAGTTAAAATTCAAAAATGATGCAACTGAAAAAAATATGTTTTTTACTTTGTTTTTTTCAGCATTTTCTTTTGCCACGTTGACTCTATGAAGTTCTAATTCAAATGCTTCTACGTGTTTAACTTTTTTAGCAACTTCAATAGATATTAATCCTTCAGCACATCCAATATCTAATACAGTATCTGTGTTTTTTAAATCTAGTATTTTTTCTAGATCGTTCCATCTATCATTAAAGTCTACATTTCCTTCGTTGCCAACTTTATAATATAAATTTTTTTTCATTGCTAATTTAGATTTGCAAAAATTGGCATAGGAACAGTCCATTCCGAACTTCTATTTGTCCATTGCTCAAATATTTTAGGATCAAAGTCTGCCAACACTTTCATCATCCTAGTAGTCAGTAGACAAGCCGAAACCAAGTCGTCGTGTTCTCCGGGTTTGCCCTTGTATGATACACCGGAAGCCACAAAACTTTTTAATTCTGATATTAAAGGTTTAGAGTTGAGTTCCATTTTATTGTTTTCAACTAGTTCTTTGAATTTGGCACAGGCATCTATCTTGTGCTTGGCTGTTGTATTGAATCCTCTTCTGAATTTTCTACGATGTCCTTTTCTGATAGGTTCCGAAAGGAATTGACCCATGATATTTTCTTCGCCGATGTCCATCACTCTTTGTAACGCCGCTTCTCCCAAAGTATTGTTTTCCATGGAATAAAAAATACTAGGCGTAGCAGTAGAGTCCTGTTCTATTATTGTGTCGTGTATGTATTTTGTTATGCTTTGTAGTATCCTAATTTGTTGATTGGCAGGTGTGGTGTTATGATGCCATTCAGCAACCTGTTTAAATGTTGGCAATTCAAATACCTGTATGGCAGAAAAATCCCCACCGGTACCTAATGATGGATCCAGTGCAACCATATATGTGTGTTTTGGTTTTGGTTTGGCATACCATCTAACCTGTCCTTGATTCCAGATTGGATCTTTTCCTTCAAGTTCTACAAGTTTGATGCTGTTGATCAAAGTTTCGTCGTAAATCAAGAATTCACAATCGTGTTCTCGTCTAAATCTTTCCTCACCTATTCTAGATTTTTCAGCCGCCGCCCATGATTCGTCTCTGTCAGGATGCTCAGACCAGTGTGCCTTCATTGCATAAAATCCGTTGGTTCCTACCACATTGTCGTTACCAAATTCGTCATGTCTTTTGAGTGCTTCCTTCCAAATTAAAGCGAACTGATCCTCGTCGGAGTTTGGAGTTGAAGTGATTAAACATTTTCCTCCTGTTGATAGAGTCGGAGACAGTGATGTCCAAAATTCTTTGGCCTTTTCGGGTGGTTGCACGAAAGCAAACTCATCACAATAAATCATTGTCAAGGACATACCCCGTCCTGTGTTCTCAGTTGTGGTAGTGGCCATAATTTTGGAACCGTTATCAAATTCTATAGAGTTCCTGTTGTACTGTGTGACTCCTGCTTTGATCCAACTTGGCAACATTTCATAACCGTATCTTACCCTGGACATGATGTCTGAGGCACCCGCATATTTGTGTGCCGCGATCAATATCTGTGAATCTGGTATAAACATAGCATACCAAATCAAGTAACCCGCCGCACAGGTGGTCTTTCCTGTCTGTCGTGGTAGCATTGCTATCGAAAATCTATGATCGTTGTAACTGTTGATCAATCTTTCCTGGTACGGATAAGGGTTGAAAGGCATTGATCCCTTGGTAGGGTGTTGTATTTTTATAAATTCTTTCATGAAATATAGAGGACCTGTTTTTGGATCCATACACTTTTCAAGTTTCAACACTTGATCGTGGGTGTATTTGTGTTTCTTATTTGCTTTTTTTATTTGGTCTGAATCTAATGATACATATGCCATAACAGTATTTAAGGCATTTTTACCTTAATAATAAATGTTTTTATTATGATTATGCTACTGTGATCGAAGAAGCCGCAACAACTGTAGAGCCAGCAATATCAATAGCATTTGGACCAACTGTTGAGCCGTCTTCAACAGAACCAGCGATTCTTCTCAATTGAATTTGTAATTCAGAAGCAGTATTTTGATTTTTATCTAGTACTATATGCATAGTTCCTGAAGCGTCGTTTGTGATGAAGTAAGCCAAAGGATT